ATGAAAATAATAGCAGTACTTAACCAGAAAGGCGGATGCGGTAAGACTACGATTGCTATAAACCTGACTCACTCATTACAGAATCTAGGCCATAAAGTATTACTTGTTGATAGCGATCCTCAAGGGTCTGCTAGAGATTGGAACGTAGAGAATGATGGTAAGATTATTCCGGTTATTGGATTAGATAGGGTTTCACTTGCAAATGATATAGAAGCAGTAAAAGCTGGGTATGATTTTATTATTATAGATGGTGCGCCGTCAATAACCAAACTAGCAGCTGCGGCGGTAAAGATAGCAGATTTTGTTTTAGTCCCTGTCCAACCATCTCCTTGGGATATCTGGGCAACATCTGATTTAGTGGAATTAATAAAGGCACGACAGGAAGTTGCTGATGGTAAGCCACTTGCTGCGTTTGTAGTTAGTAGGGTGATTAAAAACACCAAGCTAAGCCAAGAAGTATTGGAAGCATTAAAAGAATATAACTTACCTGTTCTTAATTCATATACTACGCAGCGGGTAGTATATCCAACATCTGCAAGCGAGGGTAATACTGTGTATACTCAAGTTTTTAATGATGCAACGCTAGAAATAGATTCAATAAGAAATGAAATACTGGAGGCAATTAAATGGCTTTAAAACCTAAGTTAAAAAACAATTCCAATCTTCAGAAAGAGGAAGCACTAAAGGAGGTTGTTAAGGAAAAAATGGTATATATAACGATTCTCTTGCCGGAGTCTTTAAAAGATAATTTTAAGGTCAAGACCATTCGCAACAAGACTAATATTACTAATGTTCTATTGAGTTATATTAAAGAATATGTAAAAGACTAGAACGTTATAGATATGAACTTCATAGAAGCTATAAAAATGGTATACGAAAAGGATGCCGTTATTAAAAGAGAAAGTAAAGATTATTGTGTTTATAAAAACAAAAGGACTGACTGCTTGCGAAAACTAAGTTTTAATAAAACGGGTGACGCAATTTATGACAATTATAGTCTTTTACAAAATACAGATGGTTTAAGTGATGATTGGATTATAACTAATGAATATGATTATTTTATAGCAAGAGACAACTTGGTTCATAGTAAATTATCAATATCAAAGTTTCCTAAAAAATATAAAAAAAAGAGAGAATGAATGCCAATAATTAATTCTAAAAATTTATTAAATCTTGGAGAGATAAAAATAGATGTCGCAGACATAAGAGATGAAATAAAAAGGGACTTACTCCATGAACTTGATAAACGTTTTTATCCTATGAGATATAGTCTTGCTTATATGTTGGATGTTATTTTGGAACTTCATCCTACTAGATTTAAAAAAGAAAAAAAAATTTATGATTCGTTAAGTCCAGAAGAACAGGAAAAATATATCAAGAAAGTGGACAAAGAAATTTATAAATTACGAGAGTTAGAAGAAAAGTTAACTGATACTACTCAAATGGGACATTGTGAGTGTTGTAAATGCAAGGAATATGCCATGCTTAGACGAATAGCAACTGAGGTCATCCTTTAATTATGGATTTTATTGAAGCTGTAAAAAAAGGGGACGTTCCTTTAATAATAGAATTAATTGATAAAGGAGTGGATATTAATGTTCCAGATAAGGATGGATATACTGCGTTAATGTATGTTGTTCGGTATAATTATGTCTGGGTAGCTAAAATGCTTATAAAAGCTGGAGCTAATGTCAACGCTCAAGACGATGGTGGTAGAACAGCTTTAATGTGGACTACCTTATATGATTATCCGCTTCAAATAGCCGAGTTATTAGTAGAAGCAGGCGCAGATGTTAACATCAAAAATAAAAAAGGAGAGACAGTATTTGATTTTGCCATTACGGAAGATAAACCTGAGTTAACTAATTTATTTAAAAAATGTAAATGAGTCTGTTTTGGATAAAAAACAATAGGTATTACAAAATCAAGTTTCAACCAACTTTATTGGGAACGATTGATGTAATATGTGTTTGGGGTAGTTTAAAGAGTGGTTTAGGGAATTATAAAGTAATTCCTTGTAATGGCATTGAGGAAATAAGAGCTATTATCAGGTACGTGAAGAAGAAAAGGAAGCAACGAGGTTATGTGTTGTATTATATGAACAAACAGAAAGAAATGTTATAGTATGTTTTTAGAAGAATTGGGTTATAAAAAGAATCTTATTGTTGAACATTTATCGCCAGAAATAAAAAAGTATTTATTAGATAACAAGGTAAAAATTTTACCTTATAAACTTAAAATAGCTATTATTGAAGAAAAAAGAGAAAGGGCTATAAAAAGTGCAGTAATGCAAGGATGGTGTAATATGGTGCATGATAGGCTTGAAGTACTTTTAGGTAAAAATATATTTATAAATAATGAAGAACCAATACTTCAGGAGGGGGTTATAAAAGAAGTGGATTAATACCCCCCTCTTTTTTTATATCCAAAGCACAAGGTAAACGACCGTTTTCTGGATACTTAAAAAATTAGCTGTTTAACCCCTTTAAAATATCCAATAACTCATTCCAATTATCTATGCTAGTTTTACCCCTATAGTTTATCTTTTCTTGTAGTATAAATTAGTTGACCAACATAAGTAATTACTTTATAATTACTTATTATCAAATAAATTAAAAATAATAATGCACTTAATAAATATAGGAAATTCTAAAGGAATTAGATTATCTAAAAATATTATAAATAAATACCATTTTGAAGATGGTTTAGATTTAATAGAAAATGATGAAGGGGTTAAACTTGTTCCACTTAAAAAGAAGTTACGTAAAGGTTGGAATGAGTTTTTTTCAAAATATCATGATCAAGTTGACGTTGATTTAGAATTTTTAGAATTTGATATTGAGCGTTGGTGTGAAGATATTTAAGCAATTTGATGTTTGGTTGGTAACTTTAAATCCTACTGTTGGTAGCGAGATGAATAAAACTAGACCATGTGTAATAATTTCTCCCAATGAAATGCACTGGTTAAATACTGTAATAATTGCTCCATTAACAACTAAAGGAGTAAAAGCTCCTACAAGAGTATCATTTATTTTAAAAGGAGTAGAAAATGCAGTTGCATTAGATCAGATTAGAACTGTAGATAAAACAAGAATGATAAAGAAGCTTGATACTATTCATTCTTCTACGCAGAAGAATATATCTAACGTTTTAATAGAAATGTTTTCATTAGAGTAAAAATTTAGATAAAAAGAGAAGAAATTATGAGTCGTAGCATTAAAGTTCTTACCTATAAACAATTAGAGCAAGAATATAAAGAAATGGCTAAGGATAAAGAAGCAGAAAGAGAGGCTTACGAGTGGATTGAAGGATGTATAGGTGATATATTATGCGAGAAGTAGAACGTGCAATCAAAGTGCAGTTATTTTTAAAATAAGGGAACAGTAAATGAAAAATAAAATATTATTAATGTGGGTTGTTTTATTACCTTTTATAGCTCTTGCTACCCCTGCAATTGATATAATCGAGTTAAGAGCTAAAATAAAGGAAATATCTGAAGAATTTAGAATAGTGTGCAGAGGTGATAATAAATATAGTTATAGAGTTGGATCAAATAGTAAGGCTTATTGTGATTATTTGGAAACTGAAGTAGATAAGTATATTAAAAAGTTGGAAAAAATAACGAATAAATATGAAGAAAAAGGAAATACATAGTAATTAAAAATTCTTTAATTTCTTAACCTTTTAACGTGGTAAATTGGCAACATTTTCCATAATCAATGTTATGTATACAAATTTACACGTTTCTATTCTTAAAGAATTTTAGCAATTTTAAAAAATGGAAAAACAAAAAAAATAAGGGATAGAGTAAAAACTATACCCCTTGAACTTTACAAGAATAATCAATGGAGTCCAACCTTGATTAATTTAATAAATAGCATAATAATCTTTTTTATACGTGCAGGAAAAAAGATATAAGAACTGATCTTAACTATAGTTGTTATATTGATTTTTGTCAATTAAATAGATAACTTAGCTCCAATTAAAGCAACAGTACCTTTTACTTTTCTTGCTCTTAACTCAGGATAAAACTCAGGTTTGCCTTTTAGAGTGTACGCGTGAATCTCTGCGTAAGGTTTAAAGCCTGGAGCAAGTATATGACTTACGCCTAATTTAACTGAGTCTACTTTATTCTTAAACTTCTCTGAAGCAAAGTATGATAAATAGGTTGTTGTAGCTTTGTCATAAGTATAGCTAATACCTGCATTGTAATAGCGAGACTTATTACCTGCTTTATGCAGTTCTTTGTTAGTTAGGCTTTTACCCAAAAAACCATAGCAGGCGTTATATTTAAAATCACCAACTTTTAATTCAGCACCGATATTATAAGCCCTTAAGTCACTGAGTTTATATTCAAGTGGATTCTTATCATCCTTATTGGCAAATTTCTTAATTTTACCTACAGACTTACCATGTTCACCGGTTACAGCTAGTTTTAACTCTACTTCTTCCGTTAGTTTCTGCTCAAGTACTAAGCCGCTAGTAATAGCATCTTTAACTGAGTTATCAATTTCAAATCTATCTATCGTCGCTTCTTCTATTGCGTATTTTGCTGTCCCATCTGATTTTACTGATGGTTTATCTATACCAGTGTTAGCAGAATCAGGTGTGTAAGATATACCAAATTGCAATTTGCTAGATTCAGTTAAAGCAAACTTAGGAGTGTAATAATTTATTGTTCTTGGCGGTTCACTGCTGTAAGTAGCAGAATCTAGACCAGCAGTTATTGAATCACCGATTATAGTTTCTTCTGAAGTTAAGAATGATGGATTTGCTTTTTTACCTTGTTTTAAATATTCTATACCTGTTTTTATATAATTAATAGGTATAGCTCCGTCATTTATAGTCATGTTTCTAGCAACAGGAATAGGTGAACCTGCTTCGATCTTACCAAACTCGTGTTCTAAAAAAACATGTGAACCATTATAATCATTGTTTACTTTTCTTTTAGTTGTAGGCACAAGTACAATTTTAGCACCATAAGTAATATCGTTGGCAGTGTTTGAGATGTTAGCAACAAAAGCAGAGTTGTTAAAAAAAGCCATTCCTTTTTTATTAGCTGACACATTTTTTTCTGCGCCTTTTAATTTATTTTGACTACTAAAGCCACTTTCAAAAACTGCAAAAGCCCCTAGTTTTACATTCAAATCTGATACTATAGGTGATGGATCGTTTGCTAAAGATGTAGTACTAGCAAGTATTCCCGCAAACAATAATGACACTTTTTTTATTCCCATATTTACCCTCTATATTTTTAAATCATAAATTTACTAATAATATATTTTGATCGACTTGTATTTATAAACAGTAAAAAAATAACGCAACTTTTCTAAATCTGTTGTCAAATTAGCAAAATTGCGTTGCGATTTTTTTAATAAAAGAGTACATGAGAGACATATTTTACAAAGGATTAAAAGGCTTGTCAAAACTAAAAAATAGAAAATAAAATGAGCAAAGAGAAACTACGTTTAAAACTAAAAACCCCAGTAATTTCCAATCCTATTTTAAAATTAAAAACGTTTACTGTAGAGCCAAAGGTAATAAAACCTAAAACAAAACAGGTAAAAAAAACAAAACCTGTTGTTTCCAAAGAAAAAAAACCTTTACTTGCTCCTGAGGAGTTTTTTGGAATATTGTATCATTTTAGAACAAAATATCCTGCTTGTTTCTCTGACCCTGTTAAACCGCTAGCTATAGGTATAATCAAGGATATATTACAGGAAAAAACAGAACTTAAGGTGTCCGCTAGAAAATTACGTAAGTTCTGTAATATCTATTGCAATACTCCTGAATATAAAACAGCTTTAAAAGCTGGAACACCAAGAGTAGATTTAATTGGCAATGTTACTGGATTAGTAGAGGAAAAACATACACATTAACTGAATTAATATGATATCATTGTGGTTACCTTAATATATTTCATGAAATTTTTATGTCAAAAAGTTTTATTAATCAGCATATAACAAATATAAAAAACATAAAAAAACAACAGCAAACACTTTTAAAAATAAAAGAAGATAAACTGGTTAAAGAAAAAGAGCTTGTTACTTTAGCAGAAGCAGAAAGACTAAAGTTGGAACAATTAAAGTTAGAGCAAGAAGCTGCGGAAAAAGAAAGAATAAGACAAGAACAGTTAGCGCAAAAACAAGAGGAAGCTAGATTATTTCATGAAGCCCAAGAACAAAGATTAGCCGAATCAGAAAGAATAAAACATCAGCAACTGGAAGCACAAAGATTAGCTCAGAAACAAATACAAAAACAAGAGGAAGAAATAGCTGAGCAAAGAGCGGCGCTTGAAAAAGAAAGGCAAAGACTGGAAGTAGAAAGATTAACAAAACTCGAACAGGAAAAATTATTTAAACAAATTCAGGAAAGATTAGCTTTTGAATTAGAAGAACAAAGAGTAAAATTGGAACGGGAAAGACTAGCTATAGAAACAGAAAAGAAATCCAGATTAGAGCAAGAAGTAAAACATGAGTTTGTCTTAACGGAACAGGAAACACAAGAACCAATACCTCCAACAATAGAAATTCAATATACAGAAAAACAAAATGAAACAGAAGAAACTAACGAAGAGCCAGACCTTGATTTACTTAAACAAGAAGAGGATTACGTGTTGATAGGATTAACTGGAGAAAATTAAAAACCTCAGTTTTTACGATTTTTAAAGATTTTAAAAAAATCTGCTAAACTAAACATAATAAATTAATTGGATATTCTATTATGTTAAAAAAAAGTTTAGCAATTATATTGTTAGGAACAATAATACTAAATAATTCCACAGCTTTAAGTAAAGATTTATACTTAACGATACCATTTACAGTTAGTAACCTTTCTTCTGTTAAAGAAAAAAATCACTGTGAAAATTTTAATTTAATCCATGAGTCAGCAACTTCACCTGTATTCGGAGTGGGATTAGGTTATTATATTAATGACAATTCAAGAATAGAATTGCTGTTTGAAAATTTGAATTTTTTATATAACGACCAAACAGGCAATTTTAATTTTCTTGAAAATGAAGTTTATACTATAGGAACTAAATCAACAAAAAGGAAAGTTTTTGGCAAATCTTTAAAATTTAATTATCATTATAATATTTTAAACAGACCTGCTTTTCAGATTTTTATCGGAGTAGGAGCTGGTGGTGTTAAAATCAGGGAAAATAAATCTTTTTTAGTATCTGGTCATTTTATAGACGAGGGAAATTTACGCTCTTTTCCGTCAATTATTAAAAATGCAAAAAGTGACAAAACAACCAATTTTACTTATTCTTTAATGATTGGAACAAGTAAAAATTTTAATTCCATAGGTCATTTTGATTTGACTTATAGCTGGAGAGACTACGGAAAAATCAAAAATAATAATATTTCCAATAAATATAAAGGGCATCATTTTTCTTTAGGTATAAGATTTGATCTTTAATCTATGCAAGTAGATTTCATAACCAGTTCCTTAATAACTCCTGAGGAACTGGTTAAAGCAAAAAATTATTTAAGCGTTCTAGAAGCAACTTGCTCTCTGTATAGTTTTTTAAAACAAGCTTGGCCTATCATAGAGGGAAAAACCCCTTTTATTGATGGCTGGCATATTCAAGCAATTTCTGAACATTTAGAAGCTTGTTATAAACGTCAAATAAAAAATCTTCTCATTAATATACCTCCTCGAACCGGAAAAACCGGTTTAATATCAATAGCTTTTCCAGCATGGGCATGGATTCATAACCCAGAAGAAAAGTTTATGTACGCCTCTTATGCAAGTTCTTTAACAATAGAACATTCTTTAAAATGTAGACGACTTATTGAGTCTGATTGGTATCAGAAAAACTGGGGGAAGATTTTTCAATTATCTAAAGATCAAAATGCCAAAAGTTTTTACGATAACAACAAAACCGGTTATCGTATAGCAACATCTGTAGGAGGAACAAGTACAGGAAAAGGGGGCTCGATCCTGATTGTTGATGATGGTAACTCTGCTGCTGACGGAGCTTCAGATGCAAAACGGGATGGGGCGAATAATTGGTGGGATCAAGTATGGTCAACCCGTTTAAACAATCCTAAAAAAGATATTCGTATTGTTGTACAACAAAGAATACACGAAAAAGATATATCTGGCCATATTATGGCTAATGATGATGGAGGCGAGTGGGTAAAATTGATTTTACCTATGGAATTTGAAGAAAAAAGACGTTCAAGAACGATAGTTTTACCAAGTACTGATGGCCAAATATGGGAAGACCCGAGAGTAAAAGAGGGGCAATTACTTTCCGAAGAACGATTTTCCGCAAAAGAAATCAACAAGTATAAAAATGAACTTGGCTCTTATGGTTATGCGGGACAATATCAGCAAAGACCAGCACCTGAAGAGGGTGGAATAATTAAAAAACCTTGGTTTTGCTGGTGGAAGGATACTACTCCTCCTGAGATTGAGTTCGTAATTATGTCGTGGGACACTGCACTTACTGCAAAAGATGTTTCAGCTTATTCAGCATGTACTACATGGGGTGTATTTTACGATCACAACTACGTAGAAAATGTTATTTTATTATCCATGTGGCGGGATAGAGTGGAATATCCCGAGCTTAGAGAGATGACAAAGAGGTTATACTTTGATTATAGAGATACCGGTAAAGTTAGAAATCCTTTATTTAAGGGACGTCCTGTTGATATGTGTTTAATTGAAGCAAAAGCCTCAGGTGATCCATTAATACAGGATTTGGCACTAGCGGGAATTAGGGCTATTCCATTTGTTCCCAATAAATATGGCGATAAACTTCAACGAGTAAGGTTGATTACTCCTTTAATTGAGGGGGGTAGAGTTTGGTTACCTGCTAAACCTCCAAGCTATGACAAATTATTACCTTTTGCTGACGAATTTATAGAATCTGTAGCTTGTTTTCCAAACAGTGAATCACGTGACTTGGTTGATACTATGACACAGGCATTATTAAAACTGAAAGATGGTCAATTTTTACGTCATCCTAAAGACGAACGACCAAGTCCTCCGTCTTATTATAAAGAAATAAAAGTATACTAGAGATTAGGAACACCTATTTGTACGTTTCTTGCTCTTAAATATTTATATAATGTTGTTTTTGAAATTCCTAGTTGTTCAGCTATATCATCGGTTTTTAATTCGTTTTGCAAGTACAGAGCTTCAGCTACACATGCAACTTTTTTGGCTTTTTCAGACAAACCTTTTGGCCTACCACCTATTCTTCCTCTTGCTCTAGCAGATTTAAGTCCCGCCATGGTTCTTTCACGTATTAAATCTTTTTCAAATTCAGCAAGAGACGCAAACATATAAAACATTAATCTTCCTTGTGCAGAAGTTGTATTTAAAGGGTCTTGTATGCTGATAATATCAACCCCTTTAGCTATCAAATCATTTACCACTTTAATTAGATGATGTAATGATCTACCCATTCGATCCAGTTTCCATACTATTAAAGTATCACCTTTCTGAATTTCACTAAGTAGTTTTAACCATTCCGGTCTATCTGCTTTTGCACCTTTAGCAACTTCATTAAATATTTTTTGACACCCTGCGTTTTTTAAAGCGTCGTTAAAAATGAACTAAAATTAATTAACAAAAAAATCTGAGGTTTACGTTTAGACCCCCTAACAGTAACAAATTTGATTTCTTAAAAAAGAATGAACAATAACATTAATATTTAAAATTATTTAAAACAAACTCATCCAATAAATCTAAAGTTAATTTTTCTGATAATTTTTTATATTTATTAATACTAAGAATTGGTAATTTTTTGTTTAAGAAAGTTTTATCTAAATCCAAAGGTTTTGAAGTAACTGTTACTAGAAAAAAAACTGGTAAGGTTTTTATTTCAGGTTTTGGTTTATAAGTGCTAAAAACTTGCGTTATTTCTGGTTTATGTTCTAAAAATTCTATTTTAGTGCCTATAATTACATGTTCTTTTTCTTGTCTTAAAACATAGTATTTATCAAGCTTTTCAAGGTTTTTAACAAATTTTTCAAGAATCTCTAACATGTGATATAATTCATTAAAGTTTAAGTTATGCGTAAATGAAAACAGCTTTGGATAATATCAGAAAAATAGAAGATTTGGAAGATGGTTCGAGTGTTTATGAAATAGGTGCTCCAGTTCCTGAAGAAACCAACTCGGATAATTTTTACCAAAATCTAGCTGAAGACTTTTCTGTAGAGGGTTTAAACAAACTTTCATCTTTTTTAATTGAAACTATTGAGAAAGACAATGAATCCAGAAAAAACTGGATAGAGTCAGTTGAAAAGGTGAAACAATATTTAGGTTTTGAAATTGAAGACCTAGAAAACGTGCCTTTTCGTCAATCTACCAGAACCTTTGATACAACTCTTGCTAATTCCCTGATTCGTTTTTATTCAACAGTTAGATCTGAGTTATTACCTCAATCAGGTCCAACCGGTTTTAAAATCAATGGTATGGAAACGGAGGAAATGTTAAACAAAGGTGAAAAAGTAAAAGACTGGCTTAACTATTATCTTACTGTAGTCGATAAATCTTATTATTCTGACTTTGAAAGGTTTTTATTATATCTTGGTTTATACGGGAGCGGATTTAAAAAGGTTTATTACGATAAAATACTTCAGCGTCCTATAAGCCGTTTCATTATGCCGCAGGATTTTATAATTGATAGTGATTGCACTTCGATTATTGAGTCAAATCGTTTGACGCATGTTTTACATCTTTCAAAAAGAGAGATTATTTTAAACCAGCAGAATAACATTTATAGAGACGTAGAACTTCCTTATTTAAAAACTCAGGAAGTTAACGACAATAACGATAATGACAATTATTTAAGTAAGATTAAAAAGGATGTTGATCTTAGTGTATATCAAAAACGTTCTTTATTTCCTATTTATGAAATTCATACTTACTTGAATCTGGACGAATATAACAAAAAAGATAGTTTTAGCAAAAAAGACAACACAATTCCTCTTCCTTACATTGTAACTATCGATAAAATCTCTCGGGAAGTCTTGTCAATCAGAAGAAACTGGGCTGAGGATGATGAAACACAAACAAGAGAGAATTATTTTATCCAGTATAATTATCTCCCGGGCTTTGGTATTTATGGACTTGGTCTTGCTCATCTTATTGGTTCAAATTCAATTACACTTACAAAATTACTTCGGCAGTTAGTTGATGCTGGAACATTCAAAAATTTACCAGCAGGTTTGCGTGCAAAAGGATTCAAACAGCAGCAGAACGATATAATTGTAGGTCCGGGTGAATTTGTGGAAGTTGATACAGGGGGAGTTCCGCTTGCAGAAGCATTTATGCCTCTTCCTTACTCCGAGCCGTCAAATGTGCTTAGAGAACTTAGAAATGAAATAATGAATCAAACCAAGGAGCTTAGTTCAACAAGTGAAATGGGAATGCTTGATTCAAAAGAAGATATTGCAACTGGCACTGTAATGGCTTTTCTGGAAACGCAAAATCGTATTCAGTCAGCAGTGCTTCGTTCAATTCATTATTCTTTAACTTATGAATTGCAACTAATCAATAAACTGTTTAGCAAAACTATAACAGTTCAACAATTTAGTGTTAATCAAAATCAGCAGGAAATAACATCTGGTGATTTTAGTGACGAGATAGCTATTATTCCTATTTCTGATCCAGCAACAAATTCCACTGTTCAACGGATAATGAAAGCAAGAGCTACAATGGAAGTAGCAATGCAAGCTCCAGAACTTCATGATTTGCGAAACGTTTTTGCGATGGTTTATAAATCTCAAGGACTTGATAATCAGGAAATAAACGGCATTTTAAAACCTCCTCCTCCACAGGAACAGGAAATACTACCGCTTGATCCTATTAACGAGAATATCAATACTTTAAAAGGATTACCTGTTAAAGCTGCTATTTGGCAGGAACACGCAGCTCATAAACTTATTCATGGCGAATTTGCAAAACAAAACCCTGACTTGCAACCTATTTTACTTGCTCATATTAAAGAACATGAAGCGTTTGAGTATTTTATACAGATGCAGCAATTACTAGGATACGAATTGCCACCGCTTGAACAAATACAAGACCCACAAGTTCAGAATACCATTGCACTGGCAATAGCAAACGTATTACCAGAAACAAATATAGATCAGGCAGGAGGGCAGTTTGATCCAAATACTCTTCTTATGGCAGACATACAGCAAAAACAAGCTGACACTGCGGCTAAAGAAAGAATAGCTAACTTAAAAGCTGAGACAGATATTTTCAAAGCCCAACTCGATTTTGAAAAAGAAAAAGCCAAGATAGAGTCCAATGAAGATATGGCGAAGTTAAAATCAGAAACCGAATTAACCAAACAGGAGTATTCAAATGGAAATCAATAAAAATATGAAAGCCGGCTATCAAGGCAAACGTGATGCAATGAGAGTAAAAGCTGAAAAACTACTTAACCACCCAGGCAAGGCAAAGGATGTTTATTATTCAAAATCCTGCGCTGAAAAAGAAAAGGTCAGACCTTTTAAAACTGGAGGTCATGTCAACAAACATGAAAAAATGGAATCCAAAAAAGAGGAAAAAATGGAACGCTGCGATATGGATAACGCAGGCAGAAAAGCAAAAACCATTCAAAAATTTGCTATGGGAGGAGTGGCTAAAATCCGTCATGAAGAAGCAACACCTCAAGGACTACCTAAAAAATTCAAGAAAAAATCGTTAAGGGAAGTTTTATAAATTAAATGCGATTGATCACAGTAGATTTAATTGAAGCTTTTATTAAGGCAAAAACAGAACTGGAGCAGTCTGTAACAGCAGGAAATATGACCAGTTATGATAATTATAAGTACTATATAGGTCGTATTCACGGCTTGTTACATGCTATTGAAATATGTCAAGAAACAGAAAAAAGGAGTTTAAATGATCAAAAATATTGATGAAATTTTAAAAGATGACTTGGGTATTGATTTTGACAACTATTCGCTAGAAGAAGAGATAGCTAAATACGATGGAGTCGATCCAGTTGGTTATCAATTGTTGATAAGGGTATACGTGCCTAAAAAAATCACACAAATAGGAAGTCTTTTATTACCTGATGAATCCATTAGTAAATTAAATCAAGATGCAAAACTAACTAATTTGACTGGGTTAGTGATAAAAGCAGCTTCCGGTGTATATAAGGATCAAGAGCGTTATCAATATACCGGATCATATTGCCAAGTAGGGGATTGGGTACAGTTTCCAAGAGCAAGCGGTCATAGTTTTGCTCATAACGGCATTACATCTATTTATATGACGGAGGATTATATTCTAGGAAAGGTAAAAAACCCAAAGACTATTACAAGAATTGTAGCTTAAGTCAAGTTTAGGCGAAGTGGGATTCGACAAATCTTGACTTAAAGCTACAACACCCCATTTGATTTACCAATTAAAAAAAAGGAGTAAGGATGAATATAACACCAGAAACATCTATAGACAATCAAGAACAACAATTGCAGGAAGACAGCACAGGTCTTGCTGAAATTCAAGCTGCTTTAGAGGAAATAGAAAAATTAAAAAATTCCTCAAGCGAAGAAGAAAAGGAAATTGAAAACACAGAAGAAGAAAAAGGAGAACCAGAGGAAACACAGGAGGCAACCGAAGAGGAAATAGAAGCTCCTAAAAAGAAAGATAAAAAACTCTGGAAAGAGATAAAACGCAAATATCAGATAATGGCCGAAAAAGAAGCGTTGGCCAAAGAAAATGCACAACTTAAACAGATGCTTGAGGAGTCATTAAGCTCAGGTACTTATCACTATGGAAAAAGTGCTCATGCCGAATTGGAACGAGCCAAGGAAAACAAAAAGAGAGCTATTGAGGACGGAGATGTTGACGGACTTATCGAAGCTGATCTTGCTTTAACCAAGGCTATGAACGCTATCAATGACCTTGAAAAATGGGCTTACACAGGAAAAAAAACAGAAAACCCTACACCTGTAAACAACAATCTGGATTATGGCGAAACAGAAGCTGAAATAATAGCCGACTGGCTCGAAGATCATCCATATTTGCAACCGACAAGTTCTAAATACAATCAGGCTTTTGCAAATCAGGTAGCAGATTTTGTTAATCGTTTGGACAATCAGATAGCACGTAATGGTCAAAAAGACGTTTATTTCTCGGATGAATACTTTGGCGCAATAGATAATTACATTACAACATTAAAGAAAGGAGCAGGGCAAGCGGCAAAAACTGTAGAATCTGCGGCGCATGTAGGTGGAGTAAGAAATTCCTATAGTTCATCACCAACAAGCAAAATCAATTCTTCAAAACAGATGATTTTGACAGCTGATGAAAAAAGAATGTGCATTAACAGCGGTATTAAAGAAGAAGAATGGTTGAAATACAAATTGGAAGATTTAAAGAGAGGTAAATAATCATGACACGTAATAATAGAGAAATTGAAACAAGAACCCATGAGATGAGAGAGGTATATGATACTGAATACACTAGTCCTCTTGCTATTCCTCCCGGAGTAAAAAAAGACGGATATTCTTATAGATGGGTAAATACCGGTATAAAAGGAGCTGAAAATCATAGAGTTGAAGAAATGGCAGCTAAAGGATGGACAGTTGTAAAAGCAGATAGAGCTCCGGGATTTAGTTTTGATCCATTGGGACGTAATCCGTTAAATCAGCAATTCATCTGTTATAAGGACGTAATACTTATGGAACGCCCAGAAGAATACTGCAAAAACGCTACCAGAGTATTTAACAAGTTTAATGACGATAGAATAAAATCCCTTAGAGGAGTTAGTAATGACATCGGTAGTTTTTCAAAACCGTTAAACTCTATAAACAGTTTTTAAATATGTCTTATACCATTTTTTCAACAAACACCAGTTACCCATCACAGTATCCTTACCAGTTGATCGAGTTGACTGGTAATATAACTTTAGGATGGGCTACCTCTTTTGATACGTTCATAGCTGCGGCTGGTTATAATGAAATTACTACCACCCAAGACGGATATGTTATTACTTTGCCTGATGCAACCCTTGCCTCGGAGGGTGTAGATGTTTTGTTCAGCAATATATCCGCTTATAATTTTATCGTGAATAAAAGTGACGGAACATTATTATATACTGTCAATTCCGGTGTAATTGTTGATCTCAAATTAATAGACAACACCACTTCTGCCGGTGGTTGGCGTATTATTCCCTTTCTTGGAGGTTATAACGGAATAACATCGTTTAATATTGAAAGTTCTGACAACACCATTACTATAACCAACGGAGCTGTTACTCCACCCGGCGCAACAATCAATCTTCAGCTACCAACATCAATTAGCAACCTTAATAATGTCGCTACAACGGGTTTTCCGGTTATACAAAATACCTCTCCTTTAACATGGCAGACAAGACGGTTGGTAGCGGGGAATAATATAAACATTATTAATCCCGATGGAATAACTGACAATCCATTAATTAATTTGAACGATAATTTATCCGGTCTTGTTTCAGCACAAATAGGCAACGTATTGATAAATGGATTGGAAATTACAACAAACGAGCCAGACGGAAGTGTACTTTTAACCAGTGATGGTGAGGGGTATGTAATTCTTAATAATGTTACTGTAGACACTAACGGAAATATGGTTGTTAATGGTAATCTTACAGTAACGGAAACTTTTAATAATCCGTTAACCCCTAAGGTCTGGTGTACTTTTACTGATATTATAACAGGAGAATCAAATGATATTACCATAGAGGGATCATCTAATGTTTCTACTATAACCGGCTCAAATGGAGTTTATACAATAAACTTTACAACTCCGTTATCAAATGTAAACAATTACGGCGTTGTTATAACACTAGGGACTACAGGAGGCCCGCTACCTTTGGTTTCTCATGGTTTCTGGACGGTTAGAGAAGCTGGTTATGTTACTATTTCCATTGTAGATGCAAGCGGTGAACTTGTATCATCCGTCCCTAATGGAGCAACTGTTGTGATTATGTCTGTTTGATTTAACAAAAAAAAATCAAATTTAAAAAATGTGATATACTAATTATTAATACAGGTTTCTACGCAACTTAAAAGCGTATCTCTGGGTTTTCCTTAACCTAAAAAAAGGATGTTTTCAGTCAGGCGAGACTTTAAAACGTCTAACTGGGTTTTCTTATCTTACCTTAAAAAGATTTTAAAAATCATAAAAGTTTCTACGCAACTTAAAAGCGTTTGCAGGGTTTTGGCTTTCTTATCCTAAAAGATGTTAATTAATGTTTTTTTTAACAAATTTTAGAGGTTTTTATGTCTTACGGAGTCAATGCTCCTTTTGGTCTACAGCCTATTTCATCTATTAGCGGTGGAAGTTGGACCGAAAAAGTAAATGAATATTATATCTATGCAAGTGCTGATGGAGCTACAACTTATGCTACATCAATTTTTACAGGCGATCCTGTTATCTGGAATACTGTTGCGGCAACGACTACATCTGCTATTCCTACAATAGCAAGATATCCAATAGATAATGCAACTGTTGCCAACGAAATAGCCCCAGTACTTGGTGTTTTTATGGGTTGTGAATATTTTTCAACAAATACCGCAACTAACAATCTAATAAAATCAGCTTATTGGCCAGCGGCAACTCAAGTAATGCCCGGTACATATATAAAAGCCTTTGTTATTGATGATCCTGATATGGTTTGGAATATTCAAGTATCTACTGCTACCAACGTAGCTGATGATGCACGTTTTGGAGGTACTACCAATCAAGCGGCAATTCTTGCCTACATGGGTCAGAATTTTGCTTTTGGACTAGGAGGAGGCGGGGCAAATCTATCCCCTAACAATCCTACTGCTGGATCAACCAGAACAGGACAATCAGCTATCTATTTAAATATGGTAGGTACTGCCGGAACCAACAGGTTGCTTGCTACGTTGCCTTTAAAAGCTATCGGTTATGTACAAGACCCTAACAACTATATTTATGAAACTGATGGCACTACTGCCCGTCAATTCCTGAACGTAAGAGTTGTCATTAACAACCATGTTTACAGGGTTGGAAACCTTGGTAATACCCCAGCATAATTAAAAAAAGAGGAATAACTATATGATTAATACCGGTCAAATTGCTCAGTTACTACGCCCTGGTCTAAAGGCAGTTTTTGGGCAATATCCAACATATCCTGAACAATGGACAGAGATATTTAAAACTTATCAATCCGACAAATATCAGGAAATTGAAGTTGAGATGAAATACCTCGGCGCAGCTGATATCAAAGCAGAGGGACAACCTATTGCCAGTGATTCGATGGGTCAAAGGATTGTAACTAATTACATTCACAAAAGAGTTGGTTTAAGCTTTACAATTACAAAAGAAGCTGTGGAAGATAATCTTTATCAATCCCAATTTCCAGAACAGGCAAAATCTCTTCGTAATTCCTTAAGAGTTACTAAAAACATTCTTGGAGCAAACATACTCAATAACGCATTTAATGCAGCTTATCCTATTGGGGATGGTCAATCAGTCTGCTCTACTGCTCACCCGATTGACGGCGGCACTTTTTCCAACTCCCTTGCTGGTAATGCTTCAGTTGATTTTAGTGAAGCCGGTGTGGAGCAGGCTATAATGATGATTCAGAAATTCCCAATGCAAAGCGGTATTCTGTCTCAAACAATGGCTAAGAAAATGATTTTACCAAGAGAGTTGCAATTTTCTGCTTCCCGTCTTCTAAATTCTGCTTTCCGTGTTGATGTAGCAAACAACGATATCAATGCTTTATATCATAATGACTACATCCCAGAGGGTTATAGAATTAATCAGTTTTTAACTTCACCTACTGCTTGGTTTGTTTTAACTGATGCGGAAGATGGATTAAAACACTTCCAGAGAACTCCAGTTGAAACTGATACTTATGTTGATTATCCAACTGACAACGTGATGGCCAAGGCTACAGAACGTTATTCTTTTGGCGTTTCAAACTGCCGTGCTGTTTTTGGCTCACCGGGAGTTTAATTTAACAATGGTAGGTCGTTTTAATGACCTACCATTACAATATATATTTTTAGATTTTTATGGCTAGATCATTCAGTTACAGTTTTCCCGTTGGTAATACAACAGATGTCTGTCTGTTGCAGACACTAGCAGGAACCGGCTCTCTTGTTTTAAATGGTAACCTTGTTAACTTGGTTAACGGACAGCTTTCTTTTATTGAAAAAGGATACAGCAGGCAACTCTCTCTAACTTCTGCAAATAATTTATCAGCTCGGCAATTTACTATTAATGGTACACAAAATGGTGTTCCTATTACTGAAAATATAGCAGGACCAAATGCTAACACTGTTTATTCAACAGAAGTTTTTGACACGATTATTTCTATTAGTGTTAATGGAGCGGTAAATGGAATAAGTATCGGGACAGGATGGAAAGGATTTTTTCCACTAATTGCCGTTAATCTTGAAAGAGATATTATTAATTACACTTTAACACTAGCTACAGATGGTAATGATAATTCCATGGCAATATTCGGAACAATAGACAATATAGCCAATAATGGCGAGACATTTCTGAATATGGTGGTAAATAACTATAATTTATTTACTGTAAGAGCTCTTACAGCTTTAGCTCAACTTGTCTATACCTCTACTTATACAGGAACAAACCTTACTCCCAATCCCGTTTATTCATCTTTTGTAATTCAACTTGGAACATCAGCGTTGTCAATAAACGTTCCTATAAAACTAAATTTCATTCAAATTTAACGGGGAATCATGGCTATTTTTACTAAATTAACATGGCCAATCGTTGACAAATCAGCTGTATGCTCCTTACAGGATATAGCGTCTGCTGGTTTATTGTTATTAAATGGAACATTAAGCGATCCTAGTATCGTTCCATCACAGATTTCTTTTATCAATTACAATTTGATCAGATCAGTTTCCATTTCTTCGTTAAATAACCTAAGTGCGAGAACTTTTGTTATCAATGGTTTTCAAAATAATGCTCCTGTTACCGATACAATAAGTGGACCAAATAACAATACTGTATATGGAACTGTGCATTTTGATGTTATTACTTCCGTTCATATTGATGGAGCAGCAAATGGTGTAAGTGTAGGGACAGGTGATGTAGGATATTTGCCGTTATTTGTAGTAAACACAGGAACTACAACAATTAATTACTCATTATCAATAATATTTCCTCCAACAGGAGTTACTAATATTGATTATTCTGTTTTCCAAACGCTTGATCAGATCAATACCAGTTTTTTAACTTTTGATTCTCAGTTAGGTAATCTGTTTCCGTTAACTGGATTAATTAATCAAACAAGTTCACAGATTGCCAATTATCAAAATATCACCAATTTTATTTTATTAAAAATCAATAGTTCGGGAACTCCTTTAACCGATACTTTTGATTTTGTGTTTTTACAAACTTAATTAACAAAAAGGTAGGATTATGGCACGTAGTAGAGCAACAAGAAATGCAATGATAGAAAAACAGGCTAAACCCAAACAATGGATTCAAAAAGCTATCAACCCAGAAACCAAAGGAGCTTTACATAAAGCTTTAGGAGTGGCGCAGGATAAAAAAATACCAGAATCAAAATTGGAAAAAGCGACTCACTCCAAAAATCCTTTAACTAGAAAAAGAGCTAATTTAGCAGAAACTTTAAGAAAATTTAATTAATGGTAAAATATGCCTACTACTTCAGGAAGATATACTTTTCAGGTTATAGAAGTTGAAGTTATTATTAGAGAGGCGTTTGAAAGAATTGGTATTTTAGGAGAGTTTGTTGAGGCGCAAAAGTTACTTGCGGCTAGAAATAGTATAAATTTTCTTCTTCTGGAATGGATGAATAAAAGTGTCAACCTCTGGACGTTGCAATCAACTTATCTAGCTTTAACTCCAAACAAAGGACAGTACACTTTAACAGACGTAGTAAGTGATATCATTCAATTAAATTTAAGAACTTCCACCCGTCAACTAGATGGAACTGCAACAGCTTCTAATGGAGGAATAGCCTTGAATGCTTTTGATGGTGATCCTCAAACAGTTTGTGACGCAGGGAATAATGGCAATATTTCCTATGATTACGGAGCTGGAGTTACGCAGCAAATTAATTTTATAGGAGTGCAATCATCTGTTACAAGAGATTACACATTATTGCTGGAAATCTCTGTTGATAATTTAAACTGGAACGTCTTGCATATTATCCCTGCACAAACTTTTACTGATGGCGTTACTGTATGGATCGATGTCCCGACGCCTGTAAATGCAAGAGCTTATAGAATCAGAGAAACAGGCGGAGCTCAACTATCTTTAAGAGAACTTTATTTTAATAATAATGTTCTTGATATGCCTATTTCAAACGTAAGTAGATACGAATATTATACTTATCCCAATAAGAATTTACAGGGAAGACCTAGTGTTTTTTATTTTGATCGCCAGATTACGCCAGTTTTAAATATATGGCCAGTTCCTACCAATCAATACAATTGTATGCAATACACTTTTACAAAGATGATGCAGGATGTAGGGGCGTTTACTAATTCGCTTCAAATTCCATCGCTTTTTTATCCTGCTATGGTGTGGGGAGTAGCTTATTATATGGCTTTAAAATACGCTCCTCAAACCGCTTCCATCATGCAGAGTGAATACGAAAAAGCATTCAATTTAGCTGCCGCTGAAGATGCGGAAACAACGCCTTTAAGAATTTCACCTGATTATAGCAAAGGGTACTATTCATGAGTTGGACTAGTAAATGGAAAAGTAAATATGTTGTTATTGATCCTAAAAATCCAGCGGCTTTAGGTGAGTGCGATGACAGCGGTTTTACTTTTAATCGTAAAGACTTGGTAAAACAGATGGAATGGCGAGGCGATAACCTTGTATGGACTGGTCTTATGGTTGGCAAACCTTATTTGGATGTTCCGCAAGAACAGAATAGACCACCAATAGTAAAAAATGATCCAAGACCGGTAATTAATCCACGTTTGCCTACACCTTATATTGATCCGGATACAAATCAAGTTCTACCCAATAATCAACTTGTAAACAAATTAAACAGTTTTAATTGGGGGGCGTAAGTTGAAATCCAACGTTTTATACAATTTTATCTCTCCGGTTTCAGGAAGAATACTATGCGATCCAAATTATACATTAATCGGTAATTCCAAAGGTGTTGCTGTTCCTGTAATTACTGATATCCCTGTGTGTTATGCTGCCAGCACTTCAAACATCATAGCTGTTTACAATAATGGCGTTAATGGCGTAGGAGCTACCTTAACTTTAAACACCAGTGGAGTATTTAATATCGATGGAGTATTACCTCCTATCGGGTCTTTTGTTTTAATTAAAAATCAAATTTCAAGTCAACATAACGGAATATATACCTACACCTCAGCTTTTCCTTTTATCGTTTTAACTAGAGCGGTTTTTTATGATAATTCAAGCAAAATAAGGCAAGGGGATTCAGTCAGTATTAGATGGGGAGACTCCAATGAGTTAAGCACATGGATTCAAACAGAAATAGTTAATAACGTTGGGGTTG